AGTATTCCGGGAACATTCAAAGATTTGATATTGGTTGTGAACGCGAGAGGAACCGCATCTACGACAGCGGTAAATGTCCTTTTGAGAATGAATGGAGATACCGGAGCAAATTATAGTTATGAACGGGTTAATCCTTTTGGGTCGACTTTTGCCGCCGCAGGCACATCAATGGAAGTCGCCTCTATAAACGCTGCTACAGCTCTTGCCAATAGGGGTACTTCTTTTGAGGCCGCAGTATTTAATTATGCTGACACGTTATTTCACCGACAGATGACTTGCTTTCAATATATGGGAATAACCAACACCGCATCAAATTTCTTTCAAACCTCCACAGGAGGCTTCTGGAACAACACTACCAATGCAATAACCCAACTTGACGTGTTCCTTTCTTCCGGCGCATTTCTGGATGGTTCGATTGCCAGTCTGTATGGTAGAGGTTGACCCTATTTCTTGAATCGTGTAATGGATAGGACGTTCCCTCGCCGCAGCGCGTTTCGACCACATAGCCCGACCGGGAACCTCGGGGCCATTTGGAAGAAACCCATGCCGCTGCCCGACCATTTCATTATTCAAGCCATAGATCAGGCCCCACTCAATAGAGGCTTGTCCGGTGCTGCATGGCTGGCCTCCACAGGCAATATCCCTGTCACGTTCGATAATGGTGACATTGTGATGTTCGATCACGAGGGCGGACGTGATTACCAGGTGCATTTCCTGTTCCAATCTCGCGGAAGGGAAGCCATCGAACATGCGCGCGAAGCATTCAGGATCATGTTCACCGACTACAAGGCTGAATTGATCTTTGGACTTGTGCCGGATTTTCGCCGGGATGTGAAAATGCTGGCCCGATGGATTGGCGGCAAGTTTGCAGGCAGGCGAGCAACCTCTGAGGGTGAATGTGAACTTTACGTGCTCTCAAACGTCATGTTTTTCAAAGGAATTAAATAATGTCGTTCCTGAAACCTAAAGCGGCAAAATCTTCTTCTGATAATGCCAATATGGGACTCATCAATTCGACCTATGGCGGTCAGCTGAATCAAGGCACTGGCGCGACCAATTTTCTTGCGCAGCTTCTCGGCGTATCGCCGGGCGGTGTAGCAGGCACTGCAAACACAGTCGGTAATGCTGCCAACGGATTTGCTAACGCTGGTGGCGCACAATCAGGGTATCAAGGCTATCTGCAAAATGCTGGATATGCGCCAGCGATGCGGCAAATGTCGCAGGCTGTGACAGGTCAGGGCGCTGCATCAGGTTTACTCAATTCGGGTGCAACCGCCAAGGAGTTGCAGAGCCGAGGAACTGAACTTAACAGTCAATTCTTCAACAATTATTTGCAGCAGCTTCAAGGTCTTTCAGGTCTCGGATTGCAGGCAGGCGGACTCGTCACAAATGCAGGACAACGTTCAACCAGCACAGGCGGCAGACCTTCCACAGCCGGAGCCATTGGCAGTGCGGTAGGTGGGATTGCTTCGATCTTTTCAGACCGCCGTTTGAAGCGTGATATTGAATGTATCGGGGAATATTATGATGGGCTCCGTTTGTATGAATATCGCTACGTGATGAACACTGAGCGTGTTCAGGGCGTGATGGCTGATGAAGTCGCCAAGTTGCGACCTCACGCATTGGGTCCGACTATCGCAGGATATGCAACCGTGGACTATGGGAGGCTCTGATGAACTTCCTTCAAAATCTCTTTGCACCTAGAAGTGCTCCGATAGGTTATGGCACCTCTGCACAGATGGACATCCCTATTCAGTCGATTGATCCTGATACCGGGCTTCCGATTTCGGGACCAATTGTCAGTGGTCCTATGGTCGATACTCCTGCACAGCCACCTATGCAGCCGCCTCAAGGTATGCCTGCACCGCAAGACATGAGCAGTCTCGAAGCCATGCTTGCAGGCGGTGGAGGGAACCTGGACCAGAACAATGTCTTGCAAGCAATCGGAGGTTCCCCTGTTGCGCCTACTGCCCAAATCCCTGCTCAACAGCAAGTTGCACAAGAACCGCCACGTCAGCGTAGGTCATTCCTCGATACGGTCGGAGGAATTGCGGACGTGCTCGCGCGCGTTGGTGGTGCAGAAGCTCTTTATCAGCCGACTCTGGATGCGCGCCAAGACCGCGAACTTGCAATGGAAGATCGCCAGCGTAGTATCGACATGGACGCGATGCGGCAGCAACTCGCGCAGCAGCAAATCGACGCGGGAGAAATGTCTGCCGAAGAAGTCCAACGATCCCGATTAGCGCAAGCATTGGGTGCAGTGGCCTCCAACCCCGAAGCAATTGCTGAACTTCCACAGTTTTTGCATGAAATAGGTGTCGATCCTCAAAAGGCGGCAGGGATACTTGCGGCAATCGAGCGGAACCCGGAAGCCGCAAGTATTTTCGCACAGGCACTTGGATTTCAGGAGCCTCAGCAAGGTTCCCTTTCCTCTGCAAGACAAAACTATGCAGAATATCAGAACATTCTCCAGACTCAGGGACCAGAAGCAGCAGAGCAATTCTTGCGCATGGCGTCCCCGCAAGCCACAGTCACCCCATATCAGCAAGAACAAATCGGTCTTAAGCGTGATGAACTAGACCTGCGCCGCGATCAATTTGAAACCGAGCAATCTCTTCCGCAGGCACAAAACCTCACGCCAGGACAAAAGCGTCTGGATCAGGCGTTTGCGGTATCTTATGAAGATTATACGGCGCGTGGCGGATATGCCGATGTTGAAAAGAGTATTGAGCAGCTTCGAGACGTTCGGAACATACTCGGAGGTGGTGGAGTTACAGGAGGTATCTCGGGGTATCTACCCACTGTGGTTCGATCAGTATTTAATGAAAAATCTGTTTCCGCTCAAGAAGCGGTTGAAGAAGTCGTGCAGCGGAACCTGCGCCTGATCCTCGGTGCGCAGTTTACGAACGAAGAAGGTAAGCGCCTGATCGAACGAGCTTACAATCCCCGCCTTAGCGAAAGTGAAAATATCAAACGACTTGACCGCCTCATTACTCAGATTGAAGAAGGTGCAGCAGCAACCGAAAGCGCATCTCAATACTTTGAACAGAACGGAACTCTCACAGGTTGGCAGGGAAATTTGCCCGGAAGGTCTGCACCGGCAGCACAGCCGGCGCGCAGGCAGTCAAGAGGCTCAAGCCGCGCAAATCGAAGCAGTGGAGGAGCGCGCGGTGGAGGAGCGCGCGGTGGAGGAGCGCGCGGTGGAGGAGCACGCGGTGGAGGGTCGAACATTTCTCGATACCGTATCCCGGTCGGGACAGTGCGAAACGGATATAAATATATAGGGGGCAATCCCGCTAACCGAAATAATTGGCGTCGGGTGAGGAATTGATATGCCCCAAGGTAATGCCCGGAATAGAAATACAGATTTCAGCGGCTTGTCGCAGAGTGACGCGCGCAGGATTTATCTTGCGGCCCGCAAACGTGTGGAGGACGCTAACAAGGATAATCCCGCAGTCATGCGTAGGGAATTGCGTAGGCTCGACAGTTTTCCTGCCATAACAAATCTACGAAACCGTGCCGGTGTGCAAGGGACTCCTGAAACCGAAACGACGCCGCCAAGGCGCAGGGAATTGGTGCGGGAAACCGCGCGTAGAGTTGTCGAGCGCGAAAGAAATCAGGACTCGATTATTCCCCTGCAATTGCGAGACATAAGGGCAGGTGTGACTTCGGGAATTAACAACGCTTTTCTTGGCCTTCCAGCGCGAGCAGCCGCAGCAATCACAGGAACCGACAATGATTTGATGCAGGAATATTCCGACCAGCAAGGTCAGCGCGCTCCTGTGACAAATTTCCTGAGTACGATCGGTGCAAGTCTGCCTCTGGGTGGCGGACTGCTAGGCGGCGGTGCAGCCGCAGCGAACACCTTGAGGGCTTCGGCAAATCCGGTAGCACAAACAGCGGGGCGAGCCCTTCAATCCGCAGGACGTGCCGCGGCGGTCCAGCGGGGTCAGACAGTCCGAAATGTTGTCCGCACGGCAGGAGGCGGCGCAGCGATCGGAGGAACCACGGCGGTAGTCAAAGAGCGTGATGTTGCCGAAGGTGCCGGATACGGTGCGGTCGGTGGTGTGGCCGGTGGTGCAGCAATCCGGGGTGGTCAGATACTTGCGGGAAAAGCCTCTGAGGTTTTGCGCGCGTCCGGCGCAGATGCAATCTTGCGACGTTACACGAGCACAACCCGCGAAGAATTACAGCGCAGACTTAGCCAATTCCGCAGAGAAGGTCGCGCGGAACCAACAATGTATGAATTGCTCGATCTGGAAGATCGGCAAAGCTTGCAGGGGGTGATCGGTCGGCTGGACCGGAGGCAACAGAACCGCGGCGCGGAATTGGCAAGGGAACGTGTGGAAGGTATTCCGGGCGAGGTCGCGCAGGTTGTCCGCAATGAAACTCGTGGTCAAAGATCAGCGAATGTGCGCAACCTGGCTTCCGCGCAGGCATCGTCGCGCGGTGAAGCCACTCCAACCATGCCCGAAGCGCGCCTTGCTGTAGGTGCATCTGACAATCCCACCCGTCTTGCCCAATTGCGCAGGCAGGAAGCCCGCAACATCATGGGTCCGTATGACGAACGGCGGGCGGTTGATAATTTCACTGAATTGCTCCCTACCGAATTGCGGCAAGGAAAAAGTCCGGGCGAGATTGTCGAAGAAATAACTGATCCCGAAGTTGCAGCAATTATCAGGGCTGCGGCTGGATCTGCGCGTATTCGGACAGACGGTGAAGGTCTGACAATCCGCGAAGTTTCAGGTATGATTGAGAGCCTGAAAAACAATCTGAACCGTGCCACGGTTATTGAACGCGGGAATATCCAGCGCGCGATTGATCATCTTGAGGATACGATTACCGAGCGGCACCCTGACGTTGCACCGGCTCTTGCCCGGATGAATGAGAATTGGGCTGCACGTTCCCGTCAAATGGAAGGTATGCAGGAAATCCGCCCACAGGCTAATGTAAACCCCAATACGCAGCGAAACCTTCAACGCTCGGAGAACGTGTTTGAGACGCCAGAAGGCGGCGTAGGTCGCGCTATGGGGCAACGCAGCGCATTGCTCGATGATCTTGGCGCTGCAACCACTCCTGCGCTCGGAACTGTGCGCGAACTTGCACAAAGCCCGACCGCAGCACGGAACATCGCTCAGAACCTTGGACAGCCGGCAACTCGCAATATCACAGCCGCAGCAAGGGCGCAGAGTGAAAGTGCGCGTAGGCTTGCAACAGCAATCCGCGATCCCAATGCAGATACCAGCGGTATTGAAGCCGGGGATCTGGCATTGCTAGCGGCTGGCCTCAGCCCGAACTCGATGGACATTACCAAAGCCAGGAGTATCGCGCTTATCCTCGATCGCTTCGGGCGCAGTATTCCTGAAAATCGTTCACGAACGATCGTGGATATGCTCTTTTCCCGCAATCCTGCGATGACACAGAAGGCAATAGAAGCCTTGAGAACCGAAGCCGGTGATGAGGGTATGGATGCACTTGTTTCAATTGCCCGGATGACCGCAGGTGGTGTGCTCGGAGCCGATGCAGGCAACGAAGATGCCCCCAGAACGCCGCAGCAGCAAGACGATCCCCTGAGCGAAATGGAAACTGATATTCCAGCCGCCGATGAGACAGGACCGTGGGATGATTTTGCGGAAGACAGCCCAGCAGCCGATGAAGCAGGACCATGGGATGATTTTGCGGAAGGAGCAAACCCATATGGTCGCAGGGTAATTGAAGAAGTTTTCCCCCAAGCCGAAGTGACGGACGATTTGCGTGACCCTGATAGTGAACTAGGACGTGCAAATCCTAGCAGTTACCACAATCATACCGATGGTGCAGTGGATATTCGCCCCATTCCAGGCATGAGTTTCAATGAGTTTGTTGATACTCTGGAAGCCAAGGGATACAAAGTAATCGAGGCAAGGGATGAAGTGAAAAATCCTTCTCGACACGCTACGGGTGCTCATTGGCACGTAGTAATTCAATAATTCAAACTAGGGTCGCAAAATGCCAAATAATGTACCGGAATCTGAAATGAAGAATCACGCCACAATCAGTAAATCAGGGGAAGTCGATTTCCCTCTTTGGGTAAAAGTTATCGCATGGATTCTTGGCCTCTGTGTCCCTATCGCTGTGCTTGCAGGCACATGGATGATTTCGGCAATGGTCGATATGTCTATTCGCATGGCGCGTATCGAGGCCAGTTTAGCTGTAGCAACCGAAAACCGATACACCGAGACACAGGCGGCGGACGCACACCAGCTTATGAATCAGCGGATAGATCGCAATGCCCAGGATATTGAAATTCTGCGGCAAAAAACGGAAAGGTGAATCAATGCCTCAAGGATCACAGGCACGACTTGACGCACTGGCAAGGGAACGTGGATTTCCCGACTATGCCACATGGAAAGCGTGGAATGAGAAAAATCGGCAAGTGAGAAGGCCGCAAGGTGAAGCACAGGCAGCACCGCAAGAAAGAAATTTCCTGCAATCGCTGCTAGCCCGCATCCCTTGGCATCCAGCAAACACACTGGATCATACGAATAGGCGTATGGAAGAAGGTTTACGCAACCGCAGGAGGCCGCGATGAAAATTAATGGATGGTTCAGACCGCTTCGTAGAGAATTTTGGAGCGTTATACCCAACTGGAAAAACATTCACCATTTCATGTCTACACAGGCGCTTGCGCTCGGCACAGCATGTCTGACTGTGTTTATCGCCGTAGGCTACCCAAAATGGGTCTTGCTGACCACATTGGGATTGACTGCCGCGATGGTCCTTTATGGATCACTTGTCGAACAGCCAGAGGTTCATGATGACAAAACCCCCTGAAACTCAAAAACCCCGCGTAGGTCCAAAAACCAAAGGTGCTGGAATTGTAGGTATAATTGGCCTCACTATCGCTGTCACGCTTGGGCTGGAAGGTGGATATGTCGATGATCCAGTCGATCCAGGCGGCGAAACCAATCACGGTGTTACTGTCGCGGTAGCGAGGGATAATGGATTTCGCGGTGAAATGATCGACCTGAAACGGGAATGTGATTATTCGGTGCGCCTTCCGGCCTCAATCGCAGCAACGCTTGATCCCGAAGTGATCGAGGACGCTGAGACAGACGATGATGGGGACGAGCCTTGCGCGGCACAAATTTATTACCGTGATTATGTCGAAAAGCCGGGGTTTGTTCCGTTGTTCGTGATTGACCCGTGGGTAGCCCGCGAAGTGTTTGATACTGCAATCAACATGGGGCCATCGCGCCCGTCTCGGTTCTTTCAGCGCTCAGTCAATCGGCTTTGCGGAACACAACTCGTAGTCGATGGAAAGATCGGTCCGCAGACCATCAAAGCATGGGATGATTGCCGCACCAATCTCGACATTCCAGTATGTCAAGCGATGATCCACGACCTCGACCGCCAGCAACGCGACGAATACCTGCGGCTGATACGCAACAATCCGTCATTAAACAGATTTCGGCGCGGGTGGCTTAATCATCGCATCGGGAATGTCGATGTGCGCAATTGCGGAAAGGCAATGACATGAACCCAGTTTCCAAATTCATTTCCTCGCTTACACCAACATCATTGAAGATTGCAGGGTTTGTCGCTGCACTCACCATAGGTGTGTTGGCCCTAGCTTATTGCCAAGGAAAATCCGCCGGCAGTGCCGATGAAATCATCGACCAACAGGAACGCGAAATCGAGACACAGCGAGACGTGAATGAAGCCAATGAGGTGTCGGCTGAATCGCGTGTCGCCGATACTGTAATTTCAGCACAGCAAGAGAAGGAATTGAGTGATGCGATCAAAGCTACTGACGATCCTGATGACCGGCGTGTTTTGCGCGGGTGTATCATCCTGCGGCAGCAGGGTAGAGACACTTCGGACCTTCCCGCCTGTCGCTGATCTGAAACCAGCGATCGAGCCCGCCTATCCGGTCGAAGCGCTTGATCCCGGTCCAGCCGGCGAGATTGCAGAAGACTTGTGGTGGAATGAGTTTCTGCTTTGGGGGCGCGGCGAACACCGTAAGGTTGTCCGCATCTGCGAGTGGTCCCGTAACCTTGGCTTGAAGGTTCCCAAGGGTTACTGCGAACCGTCCTGATCTCTTGAAGCCCACGAGGCACCGAGAAGAAACCCAATGTTCAATGAAGCGACAATAAACAGACCGAACACCCAGAGCATTAACTCAGTCATGTGTGAATCTCCCTTTGTCTTGACGTGCTTTGGCGCGCTTCAACGCTTCATCACCATAAAACCATGCGTAAGCTTTTTCGGCGTCCTTACCGAATTTGCGTCGCGCTTTTTCGAGTGTTTTAGGTGGTTGATCCACGTCCTCCGACATAATTTCTTCTAATGTGTATATTTTCATAAAAATTTCCTTCCATAATGCGCCAGCAAGGCCGCTTCGGCGCGTCCATCGTCTTTAACCCTGCCAATATCCTTTGAGGTCTGCGGATAGAGGCTACGACACTTCTCCCGGCTTGCGCCCTTGTCACTCTTGAGTAATCCGAGTTTACCTTTCCAGACGCTCGGAGTGACAAAATGCACCGGGCAGCTTGTCACTGACATGACGATACCGTGAGCAAAGCCAAGGGAACGACCAAAAGTGAACATCGAAGTCACACCCTGTCCTGGACGCGCTGCAATATCCTCGATTACAACCATATCGACCGACGCCTGATCCAGTGCGAAATACCACATTTCAGCCCACAGGTTCCATGCCGGCTTGGCTTTTCCTTTGATCTTGACCATTGGCACATCGAAAAATTCAGCCGATCTGTCAGGATGCAGGATCGCCAATGCACCGGATTTACCAGGATCAATTCCAGCGATAATCATTTCCGATACCTCAACATCTTTTCCACTTCGGCCTTGACCCGGAAGCGGCGTTCACGAGCCCAAGGCTCAATATCTTCCATCACTTGTTTGACAGTTTCGACCAGATCGGGCCGGTCGGTTTCCTCGAATACCAGTTCATCGTGAACCTTGAAAATCGTGTTCAATCCCGCAGCTTCGGCACGTTTCATAGCTTCAACCATAAGGCACCGCGCACTGCCCTGGATGCAATCAGCAGTTAGCATTCCGTGCCAAGCCATGTGCCGTCTGAATTTCTTGCCCTGATAGGACATGAAGGTCCAAGACGGTCGTTCATCGCCCTGTGGCGTGAGACTGATGGCCTTGCGCGGGCGATGATACCAAATCTTGCGACCCGAAGGTAGGCGCATCGTGAGAAAGTCGTTTTCCTTACGAAACTCGATCCCGGCATATTCATAGGCTTTGGCGTGATCGCAATAGACCGCACTCGAACTCGCTTCCCATAGACCATACCAGAATTTCGGCACCATCGGTGCGACCTCTTGCCGGTAGGTGTTAATCGCGAGCATCGCCAAGTCGATGCTCTCATTCGGTGCGAACCGCGCACGGAAGCCAACCGGACCCAAACCGTATCCTGAATTATGGACGATCATTGGACCTTCCGTAGTCATCACCGTAAATCGGTTTCTAGGACCGGCATTCACAAGATCGTAAACAGGCTCGCAACATTTCGATTTCTTCGAGTGCTTCATCCAATCGACCTTGCAGGGTGGATATGTCCCTACGATTGTTGTGGTTTTGTGTTCGGGTCGCGAAGCGTAAATTACCCGGCTCATAATTTCCATCATTATTGATGCGGTCGATTTCCATAGATGGATCATCCCATCCTTCAAGTGTGAGAAGGTAGGCAAGAAACTTTCGTTTGGGTTCAGTTGAATTTTTACTCCATCTTCCTCCCGATGAATCCCATTCTGGATACACTCTAATGCCTCGTCCTGCATAGTGTTTGGCAAATTTGCTACTCCCACCAACGCGGCAGCGAGATTGGATTGAGGAAATACGATTGAGCAAACGTATCCTGTGGGTTGTATTCGCACAAATGTCTGCGTATCCCCAGTATTTTTTTTGTGCCGTATTTGCTGCTTTTTTCTTTGCACAAGAATTGCAGCCTTGGGAACGTCCACTTTTGAAATTGTATTCCTCCACAAAGACCGGACCATTCCCACAATTGCATTCACAAACTGGCCCGTAAAAATACCCTTGTGGTGTGTATGCGTAACCGAGCACGGTCCACGATCCTTGGCGAAGGCCAGGGTTCGGGAAATCATCTGTCCGGTCGCTTCGCCTGCGGGGAACCACGACACCCCATCGAACACCGCGTGATCGGTCGTGAGGCGAAGGCCGCAAATATTCAAAGTTTCCTTCAAGCCCTTGTATGCGAGTCCGTTGTGCGTAACCCATTCTTCTCCGTCCCATAGCAAATCCTCTTGTTGAACCTCGACAATGGCTTTCCAACCATTAGAAGTTAATACTTGAGTTGGGGCAGCTAGGCAACCAAGAAACGTGTTCTTGCCAATCTGGCCTTCTTTGGCTTGTACTGGATCCTTGCGATTGATCGGACGCTTGAAAATCATTGAAGCGGTTTCGGAATACACATCGAGCCCTGAGTGCATCTGCTCAACCCGGTCGTGCTGTCCTGCCATCGAAAGCAGGTTGCGCGCTTCGATGGCTGCATAGTCACTGCCGACCAGAACCTTGCCTTGCTCCGGCACGATGCAGGATCGTAAGGATGAAATGATTGCCGAGAATATATCCTGCCCCCAAATCTCCCTGATATGTTCCACGTTGCGGGTCAGGATTGCATCGGCAAGAATATCAGCCGGGTTTCGACCAGTTGATTCTGCAATCTCTTGCAGGTGTTCATGTTCCCCGATCTCACCGCGAGGATAATTCTGTATCTGGATCAATCGGCCAGCATCACGACCAGTTCGAGCACCATGATACTGTGTGGTATATCTTACCCGCCCATCACCGCCAGCACAGCGCAGCATTCGATCCAGCTTGGCAACCGAAGAGGAGGCCAAAGCGCGCCGAAGCGTCAGAACCTCGTGAACGTGATAAGGGAGAGGATCAGAAAAATATTCAATTCCAAATTCGTCATCTGGATCAAGGATTGCGTTCAAGGTTTCTTTCTTCATGTCACCAAGAGCAACACCTTGATCGTTTACCCAATTCAATACTTTCTCACGCTGAGTGGGATTTAATCCGGTCAATTCACGGAAGCGCTCGACCATCGGCACTCGCACCTGATCCAGTACGTTGATGCAAGCATGCACAAATTCAACGTCGATTTTAATACCGCGCTGATTGATTTTCTGATCGAGTATCCATGTATGACGTTCGGAAGGTCCGAGCCCTTTGGTCGAAACATAGACGCCGTATTGAGCGTTGGCATCGTCACCGCAATAATCATAAAGACGTTTCAGATTATATTCGTTGTGCTGCGACCAGCCACCTTTCTGGTCAGGCTTACGCATGACGAGCATGTGCCTGTGGCCATCCATATCCTTCTTAACAGGCAATTCCAGCGCCGTTACGAGTGCATCGAGCCCTAGCGGTAGTCCTTTCATTGCAGCGACTGCCATAGTGTCGTGCCAGCGCTCAGGCGGCAATTCAGGATACCCAATCGGGACCATATGAAATTTCCACATGGCCTGCTCGAAGCCAGCATTATGGGCAACAAAGATCACTTCAGAATCATTGCACAAAGTAAGCAATTCCACGTCGAGCGAGTGCATCTGTTTTTCAGAAAGAACACGAGTAGGTTGCGGCTTTCCGTCAATCACAACCTTCATTGAAATACACAACGGGAAGGTTGTCATGTCGGCAGCGTATTTCCATGCTCCAACCTTCACCAGGTCCGTACGGCTGGCGGTTTCAAAATCGACTACAACGTATTTCAATTATTTTGATCCTTGATCCATTCGCGTTCAAGATCACAAAGCCCCGCCACAATCCGTTCGATTTCTTCTTTCTCAGTCATGCGGTGCCTCCATTAATTGACAGACTAGTTTCCCTAGTCCGGCCTGTCAGCAGACTCTCCGCAGGTTAACACCATACGGAATTTCTATTCAAAAATCACCAGGCGGGTTCTTCGGTCTTTTCCAAATCAGAATTGCTCGGAGCCCCTGCGGTCGGGTCGAAATCGGAATATCCAGCGAAATCACCAAATACCTGACTGTTATCTGCACCGCCCCCACTTGCCAGCCGTTCACCCTTGCGAACGAACAAGCAATTTTGCAGGTAGGCAGTTACTCCGTCCTTGGCATCCAGAGTCTTGCGCCGGAAGGGTTTGAAGGCAATCGCCGGAACCACATAGGCGCCGGGATAGAACAAATCCTTGCCAGCCGAAGCGCGAGCATGTTCCTCATCGGGAATATCGACGATCTTCCCACCTTCCAGTTTTGCAAGTGCAACATCAAACTGCGATGAAGCGGTCAAGATACCGGCATAGGGCACATAGATTTCCGCACGCTTCTCGGCTTTTTCCTTGATCTTGAAAACCTCATCTGGACTTTTGCCAGTCGCATCGAGTTCAGCCTTCTGCATTGCCCGTTGACCGGCCATCTTGCCGCTCTGACAGGCCAAGTAGTAATCACCGGGGTTGCCGGAAAAACTGCCCATTTCCGCAGTGATGCTGTTGACCATGATTGCCACGATCGCATCGAAATCTTCCTTCTCGATACCGAACGTGCCGGAAAATTTCGGTGTAGCATTCACCACACCGCGAGGGGCAGATTTTGTCGTGACCGACGAATAGATAAGCCGCGCAGGCTTGACGAGAGTGTAGCGAATTGTTTCAGCCATTGTTACTTCCTTTTGTCCCTTCGTTGACTTTCTCATTCCGATACGGGGACGCAGCATCAGGTGAGTGTTTGGTCAAAATCCCATCTGTTCGGGCGATTGAGCAAAATTCTCAAACACGGCCTTGTTACCTTTCGGTTTGGCTTCGGGACGTGGATCTGAAAGAGGCGCAACGGACAGGCCGGTGCTCTCAGGCTTGTATCCATATTCCAATGCCATTTCCTTGCCGCGACTGGAAAGCTTCTCGACCTGTGCAGGGCTTTTGACCTTACGCGGTTCATACGCCTTGTCTCCGAACGCTTCAAGCAGTGCTGCTTGCGCCCCAGGCTTCCACACGCGCGCTGTGCGCTTCTCGACCAGCTTGGCGCTTTGGAAGCTGCCCCCACCCACCAATCGGGCATGGACGGTCGATTCCAGCGCATTCATGAAGCGGCGCGCATTATCACGCTCGGCATAGAGTTCATCAAGTTCTTCATTGGTAAGCATGGCGATAAAATCTCCTTCTCCTGCGGCGTATTTTTTGAACGCTGCTTGCATCTTGGGGCAGTCCAGAAGCACCGGACAAAACTGACAGTGATCACCTGTGACAAAATCGCTTTCGTCAACGTCCTTGCCTGACATGAGAAATTCCATGCGCGGCAGAAGTTCGTTATACCCCCAATCCAGTACATATCCCAAGGTCGTTTCCCAAATATCCGGTTCCTCGAAAAGACCGTAAAAATTGGGTTGCACGATCCCGAGTGAGACTTTCAAATCGCGCGAAGCTTTCTGCAAATTTGCATCGGCCATGATCATCAAGAAAGTGTAGTAAAGAAGCTGCTTGTTAAGTATCGCGGCAACGCCGACACCTTCACCGTTCTTGTAGTCGCGAAGATAGATACCGTCCTCAAGCGACCAGAAACCAAAATCGACCGTGCCGCGCAGCAATGGATGGATTTCGGGCAGGTGTATCGTTTCCTCGATCAGCAGCGAGCCCTTGGCCTTGCGGCGATCCAGAATGTCCATGCACTCGTTGAAATAGACCTGTGCAGCATCGAGTGAGATACCATCAGGCCAACCCGCCAGATACCCTCCAAATTCCTCTCCGAGAAATTCGTATGGCTCGATCGCTTCACCAACGGCGCGAGCACACAATTCATGTGCAGCCGTACCGAGTTTGGCAAATTCGCTTTCGATGTTTTCAAATTCACCGGCTTCAAGCTGCGCGCGGTGCAGCAGGAACGATCCTGTGCAGGTCATGAAGCGATGCGCGCCGGAACCTCCGAGCGGAGAGTGTTCGAGTTCGATCATTGCTCGCGCTCCGCAAGACAGGCAATGTTCTCAGCAGTGCGCCGGATAGTTTCACCGTCCCCGCCACCTGAACACACCAAATCCCAAAGAATTTTCTCAATTTTGTCGGTAAGTGACTGCTTGCGAACCATATCAATTTTCCCTTCTATTCGTTGTTTCATCGTGGTTGGCAGACTTTATCCGGTCTGCCAGCGGAGCGACGAGCCGAGGGCTCTTATCCTGCAAATTCGATCCCAGCGACCTTCTCAATTTCCGTGACAAATTCAGCGCGTTTGTCGGTCGGTACATTGCGCGAATGGGCAACCTCACCTTCGAGTGTGAATTTGGCGATCAGTTCCTTGATCGGAGAAGGATCACCTAGTTTGACTGCTGCCTGATTGCACACAGCGCCAAGATCAGCGTCAGTAAATTTGCGCGCAGGAACGTTGGCCTTTGCTTCTTCCTGCGCTTCTTCGGCTTTTGCAGCCGCAGCACGGAAAGCTGCAAATTCATCGTCCTCATCCTGCGATGCATCGGCAGATGCAGGTTCCTCGATCAGCGTAGAACCAGCCGGTTCCGTCACAGTATCGGCAATCTCTGCTTCCGGGGAAGGTGCCGAAGTCTCGGAAGGTGTTTCGTCCTTCGGAAATCCCGGCATCGGATCAGGACGGGTTGCCCCTGGCTTCATGCGCCACAAACCTTCCTTGGTCTGCGTCTTGGTCGAAGCATGAAGTTCCTCGTTCCAGACATGGCCGTGCGCGTCGATTTCCTGATCTTCGCTTGCCGGTTCAGGTTGTGCAAATGTCTCGGTTGGTTCCGACACAACTTCCGGCAGTGTCGGAGATTTTACGAGAGTCGGGGTAGACACGACAACAGCGGTGCCAGTGAGAGCCCGAGCAATCACCTTGAGTTCATTAAGTGCCTCCGTTGCGCAGTCACCGTGAATTTCAATCTTGATCATTTCATTTTTCCTTCTGGTCTAAAACCTTGTGAATTGTGTTCATTTTTTCGAGAGCCCGAACCAGTATCTTTTCTGAAATAGATCCAGGCGCCACGAAAATTTCTGCCGTAACGACATTCTCTTGACCAAACCTGTCTAACCGGGAAACTGCTTGTTCATTCTGTGCAGGCACCCAATCAGGTTCAGCCAAATAGCACCGGGAACAAACCTTCTGTAAACCATCCAAGCCGGTGCCCGCTGCCTGGATATTACCTATGAACACGCGCACCTTATCGTCATTCACAAAATCGTCAACGGCTTTTTCTCTTGCAGCCGGAGATTTTCGTCCGTCGATCCGAACGGTTCCAAATCGGGACAATTGCTGCTCAAAGATTTCTAACACGTCGATATGCCATCCAAAAATCGCTAGCTTTTCGTCCGAACCTTCGAGAAAATCCTTGGCGTATTCGGCAATCTGCGGAGCAAGAGCGGTTCCCATCAATCGCCGCGCTTCGGCAATATGTCCGAGAATTTCAAAATCTTTCGTGGTCTGTACATCGTCAATTGAGATACCTAGCAAATCCTCTGCATCGAGCGCGGATTTCACAGATCCGTTTTCCTCACAGCGCACAATGGCGTAACGTGGCGGCTTCATGAATTTCAGTACGTCTTTCTTTTCATGCCGTGCCATGATGTTGACCCTCAGCCGGTTTTGCAATTCCTGTTCGAGCGATGTGCTTTCCAGCTTGAAGCGTTTACCCTCGATCGTTTTCATATCGGCTTGCCGGTTGTAGCGCTCCTTGAATTTTTCCTCGCTGGCAAAGTCAATTGCCTGCCAATCGAAAAACCGGAAAAGCACATACGCCTCGGATGGACGGTTCAAAAGCAAGGTTCCGGTCAAAGCCAAATGTTCGCGGCAATGTCCTGCTATGGCTTTCATCTTGTGTTCACCGTGATGATATTCGCCGCGGGAATTGCCAATGATCGCGCGCGTTGTCAGTGCATTTATGTTCTTCATCTTGTGAGCTTCATCGCAAATCAGAACGTCCCATTCATATTTTGAGATTGCGCGAATGATCGCCGGATTTCTCGCAGTGTCGTAGCTAAGTATCTGGTAATGCGCGGTCGGATGAATACCGTCCTTGACCTTGAGCATGGTCGAAACCTTGACCATCGGGATAGTTGACCATGCCTTTATCTGCGCAGCCCATTGCAGCCGCACCGACGCTGGCACGATCACAAGCACCCGCTGCGCCTCACGCTCGTTGCAATAAGCAATTGAGGTCGGCGTATTGTGCGTGAGAGTATATCCACGAGTTACAAACAAGCCCCGAGGATCTGAAATTTTGATGCAGCGTTGGGATTCCTCTCCGTCCTGCACAATTTCAGAAACCGCCAATTTGATATTGGAAGGACGCCATTGTGCGGCTTTACGAGACAAATTGAAGGGGCAGAAGTGAGTCTTCACATTAACCTGATAGTCTATACCCTTACCGTCCGACCTTTCATAAACTCGCACTTTGGCCCAACCACCTAAAGACCTCACCAACTGCGCAACGTCCTGCGCCAACTGCGCAGACTTGGTGTGGTAGGTCGTCCGATTGCGAATACACGATCCGTCAGTGTCCATAAGGCCCGAGAGCAAGTCCATTCGCTGACTGATTGAGCCCATGAAATAGATTTCAGGGATGAAACGGTCAGGACTTTTGACGTTCAATCCGAGAGCCTTAATCTTATGATAAAATGCTGCGTCTTTAGTCGGTTTGGAAATTGCATATTGCGGACAGGCAGGATGCCTGTTTTCGTTGAAATGAAAATCAGAAGGTAAATACTTTTTTGCATTTTCGATAACTTCCGCATCAATATCCGGTGTCGAGATTGCAATTCTTGTTCCAGTGAGTGAACCATCACCAATCAATGCCCCAAGCAAATACGGGTGTATGTCAAAAGGTATTGGAGCATGGTCGATAGGCTGGACCAAGGGAACATAGAACCGTGCTATCCGGCGAGATAATCCGTTACGTGTCCCTCCACCGACAGTCAGACCCCAATCCATAATTTGTTGAGTGGTCAAAACTTCTGTCTTAAAACTATGACCTCCACGTCGCTCGACCTCCCACAAATGTTCAGCATCGCATCGAACATATCGACCGTCTGAAAAGATCACTTTCCAGACGGTGCTTTTTTGCGGTGGATATACTGCCTCGACCTGAACAGGCTTCCCGTCATGTCCATAGACCCAATCACCTGCCGACAATTCTGCATTTTCCACCCAGCCCTTAGGTGTCAAAACAGGCTCGGAAACAGGCAACCGCTTCCCAAGTCCGGGTTGATCACCGTTGATCCCGCCTTTCCGGTCCAGCAAATAATCAAGCGTGGCTTTCTGATAATCCCATAATTCGCAGCCTGGTGGAAGTTTCGCAGTGCCGATACCATCGAGAGCTCGCGATGCGTCGATCTTCTTGCGATAGGCGCCGAGATTGGGAAGGTCTTTGTCCGCCAGATCAGCAACAGAATAGGGATTGTTCGACCACAACACAGCTTCATGCCGGCTGCTCGCGCTCGTGGAAAATACGAGCCCGCGATAGGCCATGATACCGGCAATTTCCTGCTTGCGGGCAATCGGCACTCGCAAAATGAAATTAGGTCCGTTCTCCGAGACGTTCATTATAGATCATATTCCCTTACTAATTCCTGCCCCATAATCGGGAGCGGACCTATCCAGCCTGCCACAGTTCCGGTGACAGGTTCCTTGATGTTCGAGAGCCAGCCTGTGCCGCCAGTAAGCCAAAAACGCACGACCGTAGGCACATCGACGCCGTGCATATAGCAGACATAGTGCCCTGTTTCCTTCGGATTGCCTGTCTGGATTTTCACAAATCATACTCCAATTTCGTCATTGATTTCTTTGACGACTTCGCAGAACGTTGCCGCCGTTTCCGCATCGAGCGCGTTTCCGTAGGCGCGCAATCGTCCCACTCTTTGGGAAGCCTCATTAACCAGCGGGAATGTGCCGGGTTCAACCGGCCTCCACTTTCCATCCCGGCAGTAGAGCCAGTCAACAAGCGTCCGTCCGAGCATAGGCGGATCGGTCCTGTCAGGATTGCCGCATGATTGAGTGTGATGTTCCGTGTCTTGAAATCCGGTGACGGGTGTCGCAAGCAATCGTTCGTCGTCGTCGGCCATCCTGCTAGTTGTGCGGTCATCTGAATGTCCGAGACGCAAATCCCCATTGATCTGCCTGTCTTGGCTACTGACTTTTTCTTGCGTTCCAAAAATTGCTCTGGCGTCCCGTTCGCTGGATTGCTCACCGATGTCGGCCAACCCGCCAGCACCGCTTGCCTCGGAAGCTGATCCAGCCTGGTCCGCCCATCCTCGCACCGGGTCACCATTCCCGGCGTATCCTTCCAATCGCGTGCCGAAGCTGTCACCCATCCCGACAAAATAAAGCCTCTGTCTGATGTGCGCACCGTCGAACCCCGCAGCGCACAAATCGCTTGCCCCAAAGGCGTATCCCGTTCCTTCCAAGTCAGCTTGTACAAGATCGAGCCATGCGAGCGCGCTTGCAACTTGCTCTCCAACGATCGTTGAAGGTCGGCACTGCTCAATGAGATTGGACCAGTAAGGCCACAGGTGACGTTCATCATCAAATCCTTTTTGTTTTCCGGCATTGCTGAAAGGCTGGCACGGACAAGAACCTGTCCAGATCGATTGATCATCTGGCCACCCTGCACGGCGCAAAGCGTGTGACCAAACCCCAATTCCCGCAAAGAAATGGCATTGCGTAAATTCCAGCAACTCGAACGCTTCCACGTCCTGAATTTTCCGTTCATCCACGATCCCCGGCGCAATATGTCCCGCAGCGATAAGATTGCGCAGCCAGTCCGCTGCGAAAGGGTCGGGTTCGTTGTACCATGCTGTCACAGATCATATCCTTGCGCGGTCGGGAGAGGTCCGAACCATTGCGAGATATCGGAAAGTTGCCAAGTGTAATCCGTGCCGGGATAAAACCAGGTTTCCTTGACTGCATCCCATTCGAGTACCTTCCAATCATCACGCACCATCGCGCAATAAAGACCCGCATATCCTGGATCCGTGTAACCGTGTCGCAACGTCACAAATCATACTCCTGCACTCGCAAGGCTTCGGGCTTCGGTAATTGCTCACCTAGTCGCACCGCAGCCCGCGCTTGATCGGAGAGCCTTGTCAGGATCACCTCATAGGCTTCTGGTCCCCATTCTTCCAACATCTGTTTGATTTCATCGAGCGACCAGTTTCCGAATTGTGCCGCAGCGATGACCTTGGCTTTATCCAGTTGCTCAGGCGTGTAGCGCCGCGTCCCTCCTTCAGAACGCTCAACCTTACCCAAAAGCCCTTGATCTTCCCAATGCCGAATACCTCGCCTTGACGTGCAGCCGGCGCGCGTCATTTCCTCAACGCTGTGCATCATTTTGGAATTCCTTCTTCATGAAATTTCCGTTGCCTTCCTGCCTTATCCTCAAGCCTCCACCAGGGGCAAATCATGTAATCATCGAGGTAAATACCTATCCTGGTTTTGATTTTTCCATTCTTTGACCGCTGCAAGACCTAAACATTCAATTCCCTTTCTATCTGATCCAGTGTTGCTTTCTTCCAGTAATCGAAACGCTCGACAATGAAGTATTTTCGTAGGTTCTCGCTTTGAGACAGTCTTGGCAACCCGGCAAAATCCAGTTCGTATTCCAGCCTGCGGGCTGATTTGAGTATCTGCGGCCACCTGTCTGTATGACCCACTGCAATCGCCAAAGCGGGCCATAATGGTGCTAATTCGTCAGCAGTGTAGAAAGGGCGAACCTGCCAAAGGGGAAGCCATGCTTTCGCTGCTACGGCGTTCGGATCGGTCGGGTTATTCTTCGCCCACGACGCAACCTGATTTTTCCAATGGACTACAATCCCCTTATTATGCCCCTTTACGAACATGGCCTTTACGATTGCGTGGGTTTCCCCTTTCCAGAATTGTCTTCCGCTCATGTTACAATCGCCCGATAAACCAACCATCGCAAAATCGGAATTAGCGTATGTATCCTTTTCCCTTTCTGAAATTTTCGCCATCCTGGAACCAACATACAAAATTGTAAATTCATTCGCCACCACGCCATACCTGATACAGGATCGCAAGGTAGGGGATACCCTTCAATGTCAATATCACGCTTCACAAATCATACTCCTGCTTTGGAATTGCCCATTTACCTTGTGTTGGTCGTAGGAATGTCAGTGCGGTATTTTTCGACAGTTCCCGCTGAATGATTTTCTTATCCGCTCCGGTTTTACCAGCAATCTCGCTTATCATGACGCTATCGCTTGTCTCACCGCCAAGTCCTTCGAGCACTCGCAAAACTTCCTCGATACTCGCCCAAGGATAACGACTTTTCGTCTCTTTGCCCTTGCTCGTTTCTTCCAGCGCTTCGGTGCGTTCAAGCACAATCGACTGAGCAAACTCTTTAGTCACAAAATAATGTATATCGTCCCCTACGTCAGCATCTTTCTGTTTTTTGACCTGCAAAGATGTTCCACCAAGTTTCAGTTTCGTGTTTATCACAGTATCCATGTTAGCATAGAACGCGCTCGATCCCCGCGCACCCTTCGATTGATCCTTACCCGTGTGGTGAACCGCAAGCACGAAACACTCATAGTATCGTGACAGGCTCTCCATGAAATTAGTTATCATGCTCGCGTCTTTAGCGCTGTTCTCGTCCATGCCGGTTATTAGCCTCGTGAGCGTGTCAATCACGATTAGCGCAGGCTTGGCCTTCAATTCGGACAGATCGGCTTTGACGCACTCCCATGCGTCCGTATCGGTATAGAAAGGCACTCGGTCCTTAATCAAAAACCTGTGATCGTTCTTAAATTCTATGTCCTGCCATTCCATCCATGCCGGCCAGCGTTTCTTGGCGGTTGCAACCGGCCCCTCGCCAGCAAGGAAAAGCACGTCATTCTTGACAGGTGGAGCTCCCCATTGCCCAGGGATACCGAACGCCAGGCAAAGCGACATATCGAGCGCGAGGAAGGATTTATAGCTGCCACTCTCGCCGTAAATCATCCCGATACCAACCGAGGGGACCATGCCAGGGATAAGCCAGGTCGGGTCGCTTACGTTTTCAGCATAGTCATGCAGAAATTGGATTTTGTCGCGCGATCGGTCGGCTGGTGTTTCAGCTTCCCGCCCTGCAAAAGATGCAAAAGCCTCACTGTTTGTCTGAAACCCTTTTGCACCTTTCTCGGTATCCTCACCGTATTCCGCAGCATTTTGCACGATCTTTTCGAGTTCGTAATCATCCCAAGGCGGCGAGCAATGCGGGTTCCAGTGTTCAATTAAAAGATCAAAACACATGGCAGGGGATATGGCCTTATCGAGAACCGAAGCCGCGACCCTGAATGCAGTATCGTTTCCGCCCTTACCTTCAATCGAGACACGTCCTGCCTCTACGTAGTTTTTAAGGAGGTCAATCGCCCATGACACATTACGCGGCTGGTCGGCATCGGGATTTTTCTCAAGCCCTTTGGTTTCGGTTTTCTTGCGCTCTGGTACGAGCACTTTCATACAATCAGGCATTGGCAGGATCGAACCGCCTAGCAGCGTATAAGCACCATCAACGCGCCCAGGACCGGCAACGGTCTTTGATCCCGGCGCCACCACGTATCCGCCTGAGACTAGCTTGCCATCGCGCCAGAAACCCCCGCGCGTGTCGATCCCTTCGGCAATGCGGCTAGCCGTGCTTGGCCCCTCACCTCTGAAATAGACGTGCAAGCCCCCTTTGGGCGTCCGCACCTGCAAAGCTGCGCCGACCGCAGCGGCAACGTCTGCATCGCGCTTTAAGAGGTTTTTCCACCATGACAGGCCGGCGGGGTCAATGTCGAATATGAACAGTCCAGAAAGTCCGCAGGCCACCGCCCAATTGAATGACGGATTGAGGCTCTGCCATTCGTCCAACTTGGCCGGATCGCTGCTAGCGTCTTTCCAGCCGTTTGCGGTTGCAGGGTCTTTCGTCCCCGGCTGGCAGGGAAAAAGCTTGCAACCTCTCAATTCATCCGGTAAATCCTGCACTCGCTGTCCTTATCCCGTCAGCGCATCCGCCAAAGATAGCCCGGAGAACCCGCCAAGGTTCTCCGGGTTTTTTGTTTGTTATCATGTGGAAGAGGCTGCACCCCTCTTGCCGAAACCCGACACATAAACCCGCTCGCTCATTGATAGCAAGCTAAAGAGTTTCACAGGTCATATTCCAGCGACCAGCGACCAGACTCAAACGCAGCGCGCAGCTTGTCGGCAATGTCGATCAGTTCAGTCCCGTTAGTATGTCTTACGTCTTGACAATGTTCCTCGACAATTTCGCGAATTTCATCAAGTAAATGGATTTCACCCTGCACCCATTCCGCAATCTCTGCAGGCGACGCATCGACCCATGGAGATAAATATGTAATATCTTCGATTGCCCCAGCGTTGGCTTCTGCATCGTCTTGAGCGTCCAGCAGTTCGAGCAATTCGGGAGCCCATTCGCAGCCTCGCAATCGCCGCGCTTCAAGCCATTCTGTTACGTTCAAATACATGTATTTTGTCATGGTTTACCTCCTGACACAGGTTTGTCAAAACCGTGAATGCGTGATTGCGCCTCAAGCAAATCAAGAATAGCGAATGTTTCTTCACCTAGAGGGGTTCCACCTCTAGTTCTTTGCCAATGCTCGCGCGCCTTAGCAAAACTGAAATAACGACATCCTGCTATAATGCGCGGACCATCTGGCGTTGGTGCAACCGTAAAAGTGTAATTATCGCTGCGAATGGCAGTTAAATTGATTTTAGATATTCGCGCATCGCCGTAGACATGTGCATTGCCATAGACCCTCGCATCGCCGAAGACCTGTGCATCGCCATAGACCCTCGCATCGCCGAAGACCTGCGCATTGCCGGAAACCTGTGCATTGCCGGAAACCCGAGCATCACCGTAGACCTTCGCATCGCTGGAAACCCGTGCATTGCCGGAAACCCGTGCATCGCCGGAAACCTGCGCATTGCCGTAGACCCAGGCATTGCCGGAAACCTGTGCATCGCCGGAAACCTGTGCATTGCCATAGACCCTCGCATTGCCGAAGATCCGTGCATTGCCGTAGACCCTCGCATCGCCGGAAACCTGTGCATCGCCGAAGACCTGTGCATTGCCGGAAAGCCAAGTATCGCCGGAGATATGTGCATCGCCAGAAACCTGCGCATCGCCGTAGACCTGTGCATTGCCGAAGACCCGTGCATTGCCGAAGACCCGTGCATCGCTGGAAACCCGTGCATTGCCGGAAACCCGTGCATTGCCGAAAACTCTCGCATCGCCGTAGACCCAGGCATTGCCTAAGCGTGAAAGGCAAGCTTCTTTCTCAATCCATCCGCCAAGATTACCCGCAAAAACATTGATCTCTTGCATGTCTTTCACAGCACGTATCCGGTGCAACGTAATGCCAAACCAATTCCTGGTTTCGCCGGTCGCCTCAAATTTTTCATTCTTAAATGTCATGATCTATCTCTTTCTTGTTTTCACCGCAAATTGAACACTTATAGACGACGCAATCGCTTGAGCGCATAGGTATATTTTGCCAGTCGTGGTGACAAAATATCGTCAGTTCGATAGCTTCGCGCATTTTGATCTTTGCCTTTTCCCAGGCGTCAAAGTCATTTGCTGAATCCAATACAGAAACCATCGACTTCAACGCATCGAGCATTGCGGGTGCTGCGACAATTAAGCGCGCAGTTTCCTCACTCTCGGGGCTCCAGCCCTTCCCTATAGGGTATCCCGTCCCTATCACTTTTGCGATAATTTTTGAATCTTCACAAATACAATCCCGCCAGTGACTTCCATAACCTTTGCCTCTCATCCAATTCATAGTTCCACCCCTTCCAAAAGTTTGAGAAATTCAGGAGACAATTCCCCTTCGTCAGTAAAGACAGGTTCACAAATGTCTCCGGCTTCATCTTCCACCCATAGAGGCCAGTGGTCACGAGAATTAAGCGGACGTGACAGTGCAAACCTTTTGCCTGCAATACGAAAAGGGACATTTGCAATAGTCAAAGAGCCATCATTAGAATCTTGCACGATTTGGAAAGTTTCACCACTATGCTCGCCCGGATCAATTCCGTTCGTCACCTTGCCAAGTGTTGCCTTGTGCCCTCGCGTTTGATCTAGCAGAATCCACAAGCGCCCATAGCACTTGAGCAAGTCCGCCTCGTTGAAAAGGTCGCGAGGGATGACTCTAAAATAGGTCATGATTCCACCCCTTCCACACGATTAAACCATTCGAGCCGCGGCGCATCTGGCAAAGATGCAATCTTGTCCGGAGTAATCCAGGTTTCGCGGTCAAGAATATCGACCGCAGCAACGTAGCAGCGCGGTTCGGAAAATTCACCGGATCGCACCTGTACAAACTGATTAGTAATTGAACCGCTCGTAAATTCACACATGAAAAAACCCATTGCCCTTTTGCGGTACATCGGAGGTAAGGCGTTCAGCATTTCATTGTAAAATTCTGGTGTGATCTCTCGCAAAGGAGTTTCACTGAGAAAATAAGCTTTGTGCTGAGCCTCAAATTCGGATTCAGTCAAAATGTCGTAAAACTTGCCTGTTTTTGTTTCTCGCTCGCATTTGACCGGATATGCCTCGCGCTGTGTTTTGTGCCATGACCACAGCCAAGGTTTCCCGCGCTCAACCACTGCAAATTTCAAGTCATCAATGTTCATATTCTTTTCCTTTCTAAATGTTCCGTAACGTCACAAATCCAGTTTTGCAACAGGTTTCTTTTCTGGTCGCTGATAAACGGTTTTTCCGTCCTCAATAAACCAGAATGGTTGAAAATCAGGATGCGCTCGGCATTGCCACACTGCAGCCGTGACCTTGCGCGATAGTCCATCAATTTGATGATCCGGCACATTCGCCAGCAAACGAACCGCCAAATAAGCATGATCATGCTTCGCCCGGTTATCAAATCCATGATCGCACATGATGAAGCTGCAAAGCCAATTCACGAGCTTTGTGACCGCGGCTGCATCTTTGCGCGCTGCTAGCTCGATCGCGCTAGAGACTTGCCAAGGAGCGCCGCTAGCGAGCGCATCACCTAGCTTGTCTAATGTCTCGCTTATCTCAAATTCCCATTGCGTGAGGGATTGCCTGACTTTGGGATATTTGAGCAAATGGAATTGCTGCAATGCAGACAAACCGTTACCTTTTTGCATGTTCAGTCGGATGGCATCGGCAATCGGATCGCTGGCTTTTGTCGCCTTGAGAAAACCCAGCTTGTCCAATTTTTTGAGTGTTCGCAGCGAGAGCCCTGACAATTGCGCGATTTTATAAATATCAGTCATGCAAAAGCCTCTCGATCCTGAAAAATAACTGACAAGGCGTCGGCATAGGATAGCTCCGGCATTCGGTCAGTCAGCCGCGCAAATTCATCGCGAAATTCGCCGGCTGCGTCACCTTGAAAAAACACACTTTCACCGCTTGGTTTGTGATCGATCGAATAAGCTAACCCATTACCCCAAGACGTGACGCACCATTCCGGCAAATCGTGAATGATATAAGAGCGCATTGGTTAAACCCTTTCAATGTTAGAATTAGACGAATTAGGCAGCCTAAGCCCCCTAATTCTAAATGTCAATCCTGATAATTCAGACTACAAGAATGGCGGTTTTCTGCCATTCTTTCAGAATTAGGCACAGTCAGGACCTTGTATCGTGCGCGCGCGTAAGAGAGACGATGCTTCTCATCGCCCTCCGCTTCGCGCGAGATCGCACCTTCGCCCTACGGCTACGGCGCTGCGCTCCGCTCCGTTGCTCGCTTTGATGATTGAAAAATAATTTTGACAACCTTTCAATTTTTCAAATTCCTGAATTACTCAAATGCCGGGATTTTCTAATCTCTGGCATTTGAGTAATTCACCTTCGCCCCATCAATCCTCGTAAAACTCCGCTTGCCCGATCCGGTTTCCGTTGTGATCCTGGATAATTGTCACTGCGCTTATTCCGCATTCCAGCCTGTCCGCTAAATGCCGCAAGAGGTGTGCAGTTTCACTGCATAGGTTTTCGTCAAATGCGCCATTGTCCATGTCAAAGCTGATAATCATTCTCGACATTCTCAATTCCTTCCCTATTTTTGATAATCTCAAAACTGTCCGCCTTTAGAGACTTATTCATAAAATAACCACGCTCCACATAAACCGGAATAATTTTGATTAGGTGACGCTCTGCCCGTTCCAGACTGTCAAAAATTCCATGCACCGCTAATGGGTCCGCTTTTCCACGATGTAATAAGTCATTCTCAATTCCTTCCTTGTGATATTTGATAAGCATAAAGCTTCTGCACCCGCTTCTGATCTCGCAAATGCCGCCAGGCTGTCAATTCGTCAAAACCAAATTCCTCGCAAAGCTGTTCAATTTTTGTTTGGTGAATCATTTTCAAATTCCCTTCTCGTTTACGATAATCTCTTATCGCACTCAAACCTTACCAAATGATTAAAGCCGGTCAAGTTAAATGTTCCGCAACGTCAATTTGTATCAGGCGAACCTTGGAAGATTTACTGATGTTCCACAACGTCACCTAATTAATCCCGGACAGAAAAAGGGACCCGTAGGTCAAAAAATTGAGGGCCGGGGGGTCCCTTCTTTTTTACGCGGCGTTGACCGGGCCAGTGCGACATACCGAATAAACCTATTTTTCCCATCCCATGACGTTACGGAACATTCCAATCCATCCCCAGATTTCCCATTCCGGCACACCATCATCAAAACCTTTGCAATCTATTCCAGTCCTTTCTAATCCATCCCTATGTCCGTGGTCATTGGATCGAAGCAAGGCTGTCCAACCGCTTTAGCACTGGCTTCGATACAGGTTGCACGGCACATGACCGAAAATACCAATCAAATGAATAGAAGAACGTAAATCATGGGATATTTCACAGAAGATCAAATTCAAACCGACCGCATCCTGCAATATTTTGAATACTAGCACTTGCCGGATTTCCTGCCTCAAAACTGTTCGCTACTCTCACCAGGAAACCGATCACGAGACTTCCCCTAAAAGATTGACACCGACCTAAACCTCGGTTAGGTTAGGCTATTCATTCATCCCCCGAATGAATAACCTAGACCCGCATGAGCCTTATTTCCCTTCGGTTCATGCGGGTCTTTTTATGTCTTGACCGCATATGTGCAATCTGTCATGCACTTGCCGACAATCCGAAAAGGTCAAGCAAATGAACCGCATCGAAAAACTCCAGACAAAACTCAAAGCCCGAGAGAACCAATCCGGTTTCGAGAAAAACTGCGAAGCAATAAGGGCGGAAATTTCCAGATTGACGACCTTCCCGAAGCAACCGTGCTTTGGCCTCGAAAACAAGGGAACATGATTCCGGTGAACCATCTACCTCTTGACCTGTCCCTCCTCGATGCCAAGGGGAGCGGAAATATGGTATCTTCTGGACCTACGGTCGATTTTCTCAAGCGTTTGAAGCGGCTCGATGCCGAATACGTCACACCCCGCGACGTATTGTGCCTCTACTGCGTTCTCAGGAAGCCTGGAATGTCGAGACAGGACTTGTGCCATGTAATCGGTGTTCTCAACGCCTCCAACGTGCTCTCAAACGTCACACGGCTGATTCGCTGGGGCTTCATGGAGGATCGCAGAGTGGACATTCGCCGGGCAAGTCCCTCGATGCTCTACGTCCTTCCTCCCGGTATCGAATTTTGGAACTCCATCGACCCGGGACACCTGGATCTATGAGCACTCCTTGCTTCCTGTGCGGCGTCAACTCGTGGACCTCCTGCAAACACCGGGATGCTTACAGGAAACCTCCCAAGGAAATGGCGGAGCGAGACTTGAGCGCAATCCACCGCAAAGCGAGCGGAGGAGGTAAATACTCAATTCGTCCTTCATCCACTAAGGGACTCAATTTCAAGAACCGCAAAAAATGAGCGAACCTGTCGTGAATTTGGTTGGACATCTTGGCGATTCTGATATGGTCGGGTATATCCGCGCAGTAGCAGACCGTTACGGGCGCGGCAAAATCAGTGAGATTGTAGTAATCTCACACAATCGGATCCATTATTCCTATGAGCAGCGCGGTTCATGGGAAGATCGGTGGAGACTGGGCGGCGCAATCGAGAACGCAAAGACACACGCGATAGCAGAGCAATGACTGACGAAACCAAAGACTTGCTGAAACCGACACGTGATCTGGCACGTCTGCCAACGATCAGCGCCGAGCAGTATCAGCATGTGGGCCGCTATGCTGGCGCTCTCGTCATGTCCTGTTTCGAGCAAATCGGAGGTCTGCACCGTATGGCGACATGGGCCGACGGCAACCCGACCGATTTCTACACCAAGCTGTTTCCCAAGATGATTTCCCGAAGTCAGCAAGTCGATGTGAGCGGGACACTGACAATCGACGACGCTATCAACCGCCTTGAACGCATGAACGCTACGGTTGAAGGAGAGTTTGAGGAAATCGAACACGAATACGATTTGTAAACGGCTTAGGAGAACAGGCCATGATACCAAAACACGGTTGGAAGGACATGGATAGCGCACCCAGGGACGGGACTATCATCATGGTTAAATCCCATATGTATAACAAGCCGGATCAGGGATTGCAGGTGCAACCGGGCCACTGGTTTTGCGACGACAAGGGCAAGAATTGGGGCTGGAAGCGTCCTTGGGCCCCCGGCTGGACCGTCTATGCGAGCGGCTGGATGACTTTTGAAGATTTCAAGCAAGCACAGGCTAGGGAAACTGAACCGAACCTGCCGATGCCAGATGCAAAAACACCGGAATTTGATTTATGAGCGCTTCTACCGACCGCAAACAGGCGGCAAAAATCTTAGGCGTCACGATGCAGGCGCAGCTAAAAGCCTTGCAGGAAGCACAAGGCAGTAAGGATATTCAGATTGCGGCGATCCAGCTTGGAGACACATTTAATCAAAACATTGAGTTTGTGATTGGCATATTAAAAGACTATGGAGGAATGCACATCAGATTTGAAAAAGTGAAAAATGCACGGTCTACGAAAATGGAAAGTAGCGATCAAGGATGACCCTCGGACCTACCAAATTTGGCAAGCAATGCCGAAACAGGCAATGTAAATACGCCCTATGAACCTCCAGGAAGTCGCCAACACTCACGGGATTTCAATCGACGAAGTGCGTGAGCGGTGGCTTTCGCTGCGAGTCGCGCTGTGGAAATCTGATTTTCGTAAATTCGCGCGTGAAGCGATCCGCATCCGCACCAAATCAGGCGACCTCGAACCTCTGGTTCTGAACGCGGCGCAAACAATCCTGCACGATGCAGCCGAAGCCCAGCTAGCAGATGAAAAATGGGTGCGTCTTGCAGGCCTGAAAGGCCGACGCCAAGGTTTTTCAACCTATGTTGCGGCGCGGGGATATTGGCGCGCTACACTTTGGGATCGCCAGAAGATATACATTCTCTCGCATGAAATGCAGTCGTCGAACGTGTTGTTCGACATGACCGGATTGATGCAGGAAAAACACCCTTTCCCACCTAAAGTCGGCACCGACAACGCCAAGGAACTGGAATTTGTCAAACGCGGTTCGAGCTACCAGGTTGCGACCGCAGGGCAAAAGGCCGGAGGCCGCGGCGGCGCTGTCACCTTCTTTCACGGCTCCGAAGCTGCGTGGTGGACCAATGCGGCTGACCATTTCGCAGCATCGGTGCAAGGCGTCGATGAAGTGCGCGGCGTGTGGGGAGTGCTCTGGAAGGAGCCCGCCCGCCCTCTCCCCTTCGAGCAAGGAATAGGCGTGATCGAAGGATGGGTAAAGGCACCGTCCGAAATTTGGCTGGAAACTACATCGGCTGGCCCTACGGGCGAGTTTTGGAAGCGTTACAACGATGCACTGAAAGGAATTGGGCGCTACCGCGCCGTGTTCGTTCCTTGGACCGTGCAACCCGAATATACCGAAGAAGGGGACTTCACCCCCAATTCCGAAGCCGAGGAAGAAGGTGATCTTTCTGAACTCGAATATCAGAAAATTCACGGTCTTTCCAATGCGCAGATGCTTTGGCGCAGATCGAAAATCCATGAACTCGGATCACTCGGTAAATTCCGGCAGGAATATCCCATTGATGTAACCGAAGCGTTTGCCTCTGCCGACATTGAAGGTGTTTTTATCAAGCCTGCACTTGTGCTCAGGGCTCGCAAGCGCAAGATAGACGACCCTGACGCACCAATGATAATCGGCGTCGATCCAGCCGGATCAGGCGGCGACCGTTTTGCAGTCGCGTTCCGGCGCGGCGACAAGATCATGAAGGTTATCCACCGCAACAAACTGGAACATGATGAAGCCGTAGCATGGCTCTCCGCAATTATCGACGAGCACAAACCCAATCGAATGTGTATTGACCGTGGTTCGATGGGGCAAGCAATCGTCACTTCGCTGCGCAACATGAACCGGCACTATGCTGACATAATCAAGGGGATTGATTTCGGTGGCACGTCACGCATGAAGAAAGCCACCCCCAACCGCGCAGGGCCGTGGAACCGGCGCGCCGAAATGTATGGGGATTTCAAGGAATGGTTGATCGAGGGTGGGGCGATTCCTGATGACGATGATCTTGCTTCCGACATTAGTGGACCCAAACAAAAATGGCGGGCGAATAACGATTGGCTGCTTGAGAGCAAGACCGAAATGAAGGCGCGCGGTCTGCGGTCCTCTGATCTTTCCGACGCTTGCGTATTAACCTTTGCAACTCGTGAGTGGTTTGATACATGGAGCAAACCGGAAAAGCCTCAAGGGTTTGGTGCGGGCACTGCACCCAATGAAACAATCATTAACAAAGATGGTTCTCCGGTCCTTGACGAAGCATGGGATCAAGGGGATCGCGGCTCATACTCCTGGATGGGATAATCTAAGATGGCAGGTATCAGAGATAATCTAGCAAATCAGGACTTTGAGCCGATTGCACGCACTCGTGTAAAAACCCCACCCGACTTTGATAGCGATGCCGATTTCCTCGAAGATATGCGGGCGAAATACGAATGGGGTTACGGCTTTAACGAGCACAACGTCATCGCAGGCAAGGAAGATGCGAAATTCACGATCGGTAATCAATGGGATCCTGTTGTCGAGCAGCGCCGTAAGGACCAGCGCAAGCCTGTCCTGACCTTCAACCGCCTCGTGGCGTTCGTCGCCCAGGTTGTCGGCAACCGGCTGATGAACGAAACCGAAATCCGAGTGTTTCCAGACAAGGCCGGCACCAAGGCCGTTGCTGAAATCCGCGAAGGGATCATCCGTTCGATTTTCAAAAATTCCTACGCTGATTATGCCCGTGATGAAGCGGCGAAATATCAGGTTGTCTGTGGTGAAGGATATTTCACTCTCGGTATGGAATACGAGAGTGATGACGTATTTGAGCAGCACATCAGAATCGGGGCTGTCACGGACCCCTATTCCGTGGTTCTGGACCCTCTCTCGCTTGAACCGAGTGGTCAGGATGCGCAATGGGCTTTTGTTGGCGACGATATCCCACAACAAGAGTTTAAGCGCCGATGGCCGTGGGCAGCCGAGGTTTCTTTCCTCAATGAAAAACGCTGGAACCAGAGCGGCTTTTGGCTTTCCGAGGATTGCGTTCGGATTGTCTCATATTGGCGTATGGTCACAGAGGGGACAAAAATCCTCGCTCTTTATCAGGACGGCACCGTTCATGATGTGACTGAAATGGAAGAGTTTGAGTATGTCAATTTCGTCGAACAACGCAGCGATGGAAGCCCATACATTCGTGAAGTGCCCAAGCGTTTTGCGCGCCTTTACATATGTTCAGGCAATGCGATTCTCGAAGGCCCGTATGATTATCCAATTTCATCAATCCCTGTCTATCGGGTGCCGGGATGGGAACTCAATGATGGTGAAAAAACACACCGTTGGGGATTAATCCGGTTTCTCAAAGACCCGCAGCGACTGCACAATTATTGGCGTTCAACCGTTGCCGAGCAGCTTGTAGCAGCACCGCGCAACAAGTGGCTTACAACACCCGATGCAGTCAAAGGTCATGAAGCTAAGTGGCGGCGTTCGCCCAGCAGCGATGATCCCTTTCTGTATTTCAATGACGGGGAAAACCCCCCCACTCATGTTCCGCCGCCAGGTATCGACGCTGCATTGGTGAACGAAGCAGCAATCTCGACACAGGACATGAAGGATATTTCCAATATCCATGAAGCGGCGATGGGTATGCCGAGCAATGAGGTTTCTGGTGTCGCGATCCAGCAGCGTCAAATGGTTTCCGATGTGGGAACCTATATCTATGTTGATCGACGCAGGCTAGCCGATGAACGCTGCGCGAAAAACATCAACGAATTGATTCCGTTGATCTATGATACGCAGCGCACTCTTGCGATTGTGGGCCGCGACGACAAAACTGTGCTTACTACGATCAATGATCCAATGGACCCCAATTCAGACGTGACGCTGGGTAAATACGGTGTGACTGTTGCTGTTGGTCCTGCGAGTGAAACCAAACGAACCCTTGCAGCCGAACAAATGATGGCATTTGTGAACGCAATGCCGCAATCTGCCGCAGTTGTTATGGACTTGGTGGCCGAAGCGCAAGATTGGCCCAAGAGCGGTGAGTTTGCCGAACGTTTCAAAATGCTCCTGCCTCCCGGCACGATCCCGCAGGATGAAATGACGCCGGAGCAGCAGCAAGCCGCAGCACAGGCCACACAAATGCAGGAAATGCAGGCGCAGCTTGAGCAGGCGATGACACAAGCAGAACTGTCAGGCAAACAGGCCAAGGCAGCAAATGACGAAGCACGGGCTCGCCTTGCCGAAGCACAAGCATACAAGGCGGTTCTCGATGCCCAAAGTCGCGCCTCGGACGTGGCTTCCAAGACGCAAGAGCGCGCCAGTAAAATTGACGGTATGGAATTTCATGAAGTCATGGAAGTGCTCGATCAGAACAATCGACTCGCGGCAGAAGATCGGGAATTTGAAAGCCGCACACAAATCAATAACAACACGAATGGAGAACAGTAAATGCCCGGTGAAGATAACGAAGTGATCGACCCTGAATTTGTAGAATTTGCAGCAGCCGGCGAGGTTGAAACCCTTTCTGACGCTTCCGAACCTGTTGAGAAAGAACCCAAGCAACGCCGCAACCCTGCCAAGGAAGCCAAGGTTGAAGAATCTGCCGATGATCTTGAAAATGAGCAGGAAACAGATGAGCTTGAGGATGATTCCGACGAGGAAGAAGGTGAAAAACCGAAGAAATCCGCCCGTGAACATCAGATTGAGCGTCTGAAACGGGAAAAGGCCGAACTCAACCGTAAATTGCGCGAAGCCGAGCGTCGCACTGAGCAGCAATTGCTTGAACGATTGGAAAATATCGAAAAAAGCTTGCAAGGTCCAAATTCCGGTGATAATCAGAGTGACGAGATACCGGCACCGGACCCTTCCGACGCCAAAAAGTATCCTCTCGGGCACCTCGACGACCGATACATCGAGGATAAGCTTGATTGGCTGGCTGAACAGAAAGCCGCCCAACGGGCTGATGCGGTCCTGCAACGTGAGCAGGAAAACGAGCAGCAAACCGCCCTGCGACAGCAACAGACGGAAAAGCTTGATAAGGTTGATAGCCTTTCTGTGCATGGTTCCGAACTGTATGATGATTTTCAGGAAAAAGTGGTTGAAGCAGGCATGAAAGGCGATTGGAGTTTATCCGAACCAACCTTCGATGCCGCTGCCGAAGCCGAAAACGGTGCGCAGATTCTCTACGACTTGGCTTCTGACAAGAAGGAAGCAGCCCGCGTGGCAAAACTCTCTCCTTATCAGCAGCTCAAGTATGTAGCAGAAAAAGACGCCGAAATCGGGAAAGGTAAATCTCCGCGCCGTATTCCGCGAGCCGGGGAGCCTCCCAAGAACACCGCGCGCGGGGCAAATTCCCGTGTGCAAATCAACCCGGCGACCGAGAACCTCGACGATTTCGAGAAAGCTTGGGAAGCTGATGCTCGAAAGAGTAATCGTTAATTTGCGGTATCGGGATACTCCGGTCCGTGTCATGAAGGAGTATCCCGATGGGTGCCGTAACTGTTGATCAACAAAAACTCGTTCTCAATGCCTTTGCGATGGTGTTGCAGAACAATCTTGTTTCGGCCCGCGCTGTGACGTGGAACGAATACGACGGGGAAATGGACGACCGTAATGGACTCCAAATCCTTGAACAGGTCACTCCGCGCTACACGATCACTCGCACCGAAAACGGTGTGAAGGATCTTTCCGGCGGCACCGATGGCACTGTGTTTGGCTCCGAATTGTTCGAGGTCACGGGCACATTCAATGCCAATATGGGCTGGGGTGACTTCATCAAGATCAAGGACATTGGTTCGGCCCGCGAGAGCAAGGCACTCCTGGGTGCTGCAACCAGTATGGCTGAAAAGATCGACGCCTACATTCTGCAAGATGCCGTCCTGGCGTCTTGTGATTGGCTTGGCGACGGATCGACTTCAATTGATGAATGGGTTGATGCGGCTGCGGCGTATGCTCGCCTCAAGGAAAATGGCGTTGGTGACAACGATCTGTGCTACATCATGAATCACACCGACGAATACAAGTTGGGCGATCAAATCGTGAAGCTTCCGGCTCCCGACAGCATGTCATCCTCGACATATCGTCGCGGCTTTTCTGGTGAACTCTCGGGTCATCCGACCATGTTCACCAATCAGCTTCCTGTTCTGACGACCGGCACACGGACGGGCACTGGCGCAAACGTCATGGAAGTCAATGGTGCAAACCAGAACGTCGATTATGTCGATGTGGCAAAAGCCGGAACAGTCAATGGTCGGCGAATGACACAAACCCTCGTGATTACCGACGCGACCACGCCTACTGCAACCTTCAAAAAAGGTGAAGTGTTCACCAGCGCTGGCGTATTTGCTTACGACAACCGCAAGCAGGCTGCGGTTACTCCAGCGCGCTTGCAGCAATTTACCGTGGTCGAAGATGCAACGGCAGTGTTAGGTGTGGCAACTCTCCACATTTCCCCGGCGATCATTGTTCCGGGTTCAGGTACAGGCGATAATGTCAATATCAACACCGCTCATGCAACCGTCACGGCTGCACCGGCTGACAATGCTGATATTACCTTCCTGGGTGCTGCGAGCACGACGCTTTCGCCGCGTGTCCTGATCCAGAAGGAAGCAATCGTGGTCAACACGGTTCCGCTGATCCTTCCGGCTTCGGATACCTCGATGCGTCGTCGCCTCTCGAAGATCCCGCTGACTGTCCGTATGTGGCAGCACAGTGACTTCTTCACCGGCGCGCATGGGGTGCGTTTCGATGTGGCTCTCAACGTTAACATTCGTGAACGTATGCGGATTGCTCGTTTCAATGGCAGCTAAACCCCGCCATTGAGATTGCAACACCGCCGGCATAACAGTATCGGTGCCCTTTGTTCTCCAGGGACGCATCGAGAAGTCTCCCCGCTGATCCCGTAGGCGGGGAGACTTTTCTGGTGATAGAAAGGATTTTTGATGGCGCAGATTAAGGAACATTACACTCCCAAACCAATGGCTGCGAATACGTCCCTCAAGGTAGGAGTGAGTATCGCCGGGTTTCTCTGCACGGCAACAGGCACCTTGACAGTGACTGACGCAAATGGGACGGTTCTTGTGAGTGCTGTTCCGGTCACGGCAGGAGCATTCACACGTATTCCGCTGTTTTTCCAGACAGGGGCAGGCGGCACAGTATCTCTTGCAGGCAATGCAGCCGGAACTTTGTTTTCGTAAAGCGGAGAATCAGAATGAGTAAAGAGATTTCATGGCCAGCATGGTTCAATAACGCCGACGAAACCCGCTCTGCGGTTTTTGAAAAAGCCAACGATGTGCCTAATGGCTGGACCTCTGGTGCTGAAAAGATCAAGGTAAACGGGAAGTCTGAGAAGAAGGACAAGCCTGCCGAAAAAGCCGAAGTCGATGCAGATGGTCGTGAGTGGAACGAGGAAATTCACGTTGCGACCAAGAGCAAGACGAAAGAAGGCCTGTGGCGTTTGAAGCCGGGAGCTTCGCATCCTGATCCCGTTGTTCTCGATCTCTAATGCAGGAAATGGACCACTTCTGTGACTTTGATTTCGTCGATCATCAGTGACGCTTTCCGAGAGGGCAATATCCTGCCCCTTGGAAAGGCTCCGACCACGAACCAGAGCGCAGAAGCATTGCGACTTCTTAACGCGCTGTTCTCGTCGATCTATGGTGACGATGCCGGGGAAGCCCTGCACGACTGGCCCCTCGGCAATTTCGGACGCGAGAGCCCGTCATACGATCTTGGCTGGACTGACGAACAAATTGACCATCCAACGCTCAATCGCAGACTGATTGCGGTTAATGAGGAAGCACGAACTGTTTATCTCTCACTCTATCCTCAGGATGGGGCGCGCATGGGGATGGCAGACCCGTTTGGGCGGCTTTCGAGCGTCCCAGTCACTCTTGATGCCAATGGGCGCACGATTGAGGGTGCAGCCACAATCACTCTCAACACTGACGGCGCTTACACCGAATGGTTTTACCGTGCGGACCTTGGCGACTGGGTAAAGCTGACCAGCAAGATCGAAACCGACGAAATGCCTTTTCCATCGGATTTTGATAATTTTTTCATTACGCTTTTGGGTATGAGACTTAATCCGCGCTATGGGCGTGAAATGGACCCCCAAAGCCAGATGATCTATCAAGCCGAACGTCGCCGGTTCGTGTCGCGCTATCTGCAATCCTTGCCGCTTGAAATCCTCGATGACATTTCGTGGCCCTTCATGTCCACTCAAAGCTATGACCAGCAGCGCGAGTTTTCGTCTAACCGTGCGTTCAATCGCGGCAGTTATTTTTTGGGGTGGTGATGCATGGATATTCCCCTTTCTCGTAGTGACTATTTTCGCGGTATAGCCAAAGAGGCGCGGATACGCACACGCAACCGTTACTTCGAGCAAAATCCCGTTCTTACTGAGACGCAAACTGCGTTAATCGCACGTCCTGGATTGCGCCGTTGGCTTTATGTAGGCGATGGGCCGATCACAGGGATTTATAGTCAGGCAGGCAGTTTTAACGATGCACTGTTTGCTGCGAGTAACAATGAACTTTACCGGATAGACAAAGACGAAACTGTAACCTTTGTCGGGGCTATTCCGGGCGCAGGAGCAACATCTTCGGTTGTCATGGCAGCGACCAGCAATATTGGCACTACGCCAGCGTTTCTGTTCGTTGCAGCAGGATCGTCGCTCATGTGCTATATCGAGAACGGGTATGCGCGCGGCACAGTCACAGGAACGCCTGCAAATAGTGACGTAGTGCGCACCGACGGCACATATTATCAATTCACAAATGGTAGTGTCGATGCAGGAACGCCGACCGGAACGTCCGGCAACCCATGGCTTATAGCATTGGGTGCGTCATCTTCCGAAGCATGGACCAATTTTGCGAACTCTATTAATGCTGACGGAGTTGAAGGCGTGCAATACAGCACCGGCCTGACGGTCAATCCTTCGGTCCAATTAACGGCTTTCACCGCTACAGATGTATCGGTTAGGGCAAATGCTGTTGGAGCCATAGGCAACAGTATTGTTACGACTGAGACAGGTGCAGCAATCGAATGGTCGCAGGGCGCAACTTTGACCAATGGAGGAAGCCCAATCTGGTTTCAGGTGCAGACCCCCGACGATGTGGGAATTATTAGTCTTGCTTATATCGCGTCGTATGTCGTGGTAGTCCCTGCGCAGGGGCAAGGCATTAACGGACGATTCTACTGGATTGATCCGGGCGAAACCTCAATCGACCCACTAGACTTTGCGACTGCGGAGCGGGCACCAGACCCGATTTCCGATGTGGTTGTGTTTGGGGACCAATTTTGGCTTCCAGGCTCCGGCACGACCGAAGCCTGGTATTTCAGCGGCAACGAGAATAGTCCGGTTCTCAGAGTGCAAGGTGTCGTGTTTGATCGCGGCGCATGGGATGGCACCGCTATTCAAGTCAAGGAAAGCATGATAATTGTGGACAACGAGGGTGCGGTGTTTCAATTATCGGGAGGTATGAAACGAATTTCACGACCCGACATTGAAGAACGTATCAGGCAGGAAATTGCTTTTCAGAAACTTTCAGGATTATAGATTATGTCGATTCAATGGGCAGATGATTTCAGCCGTTATGGCACAGGTTCAAGCAGTCGTTCAGCTATGCTTGACGGGCTTCCTTACGCCATTCTTGGATCGACCGGCAATGGTGGGGAGGTTGTCGCAGACCCGGATACCAACATCACAGGAAGGGCTTATTATCTCGGAGCCAGCAGCAATGATTGGAAGCGAGATTTCAGGGTTGCACTACCTACAGTTATCACAACCAATACGCTTGGTATGGTCTTACGTTTTTATGTGGCGTCACTTCCCGGAGCCGACAACGCTCGACCCACTCCCTTGCAGTTTCAGAACGGATCAGGGACCATTATCCTGATGGCGCGGATCGAGCAAAACGGTTCGATCACTGTTCATGGTTTGGTTTCCTCGGTTCTTAGTGAAGTGGCGGATACGGTTAATCCAGCCGTGCAGCCTGCATCATGGAATCACTATGAAATGATTCATAATAATTCCACCGGAGCGGGCTCACTTTACTTGAACGGGGTGCAAATCCTGACATGGACCGGGGTAGATACCGGAGAGTCGCTGGAACTGGTTAATTCCAGCCGTAGGAATGGATCGACGGAAGGTTCGGCAGGCTATATCAAGGATTTTGTGGTATGGGATGGCACCGGAAGCCAGAATAATTCCTTGCTCGGTACTGTGATCGTTCGCAGACTGAATCCTAATGCCGACAGCAGTTTGGGCGGCTGGACGCCAAGCACCGGCACGACCGGATTTAATCTTCTGGCAAAAGATGCACCGGACGATGCGAACTATATGTCTGCGGATGGTACTCCGCCCGCAGCAATGCTCTATGACCTTGAGAATCTGCCAGCCGATGTAACGAGCGTGAAAGCGCTCCTTTCAGTTGTCAGGATGCAAAAGGTCGATGGAGGAGATGCCACAGTGCAAGCCGCACTTTCGCCTAACGGCACTAATTTTGACCTGGGAGCAGATCGACCTATCACTAGCGCTTTCAGCTATTATTTTGACGTGTCCGAACTCGATCCCGCAACGGCAACGGCATGGTCACCTTCTGCGGTTGACAGCGCAGTCTTGAGAATCAACAGGACAACTTAATTATGGTTGCGTCGGTATCTGTGCAGGTCAGCCAAGCTGACGTTGATGTTGTTTACTCAGCATTTTCGATCGATGCGCAGGTATCGCAAGGGGATACACTTGTAGTTTTCAATATTCCTTCCGAAGAAGTGCAAGTTAGTCAGTCAGATATTAATTTTGTGTCATCATCCTCAAGCGATGTGCAGGTTTCGCAAGCCGATGTAATCGCAATTCTGAGGGGACGTCCAGACAATTCGACGTTGAGGGTCTGGACGTATTCTCTTGATGGCCACGACTATTACGTGCTCCGACTCGGAGATAGTCTTACCCTGATCTATGACACCTATTCCGAACAGTGGATGGATTGGCAGAGCGGGGATTTGACCTTTTGGCGGGCCAACTACGGGATTAACTGGGTTGGCGGCGAAGCCCTTGCAGCGGTCTACAACAGTAATGTTGTCGTTGGTGATGACACTTTCGGCTTGCTCTGGTTTCTTGACCCTCAATTGCCGTATGACCAAAACCCAAATGATGAAGCCGAAAATCAGGAAGTATATTTTACCCGCATCACAATGGGGCAGGTTCCGATCAAGGGAAGGCAGGTTCTCCCATGCTACGCGACATGGCTTACAACCGATATGGGTAATCCGGCCTACACTGGTGCAGGAGTCACGCTATCGACCAGTGACGATGCGGGGCAAACCTTTGACGATCACGGGCTCGTGACAGTTACAGCAGGCGATCACTCTCCACAATTGTCGTGGTATTCTTTGGGTCAGATTGGTGCTCCAGGACGCCTCTTCAAAATCGTTGATGATGGTGCAATTGCCCGTATTGACGGGCTTGAAATGAATGATCCTGACGATGACAGGTAATTTGCAACCTCTCTATAAGGACAACGCGATTGTTGATCCTGCAACGGGCAAACCCAACGATTATTTCATTCGGTGGGCACAGCAACGCCAGATTGATATTACTGACGCAATCACGGCTGCGCAGGCGCTTGAAATCGTAGAACAGTTTCTCGCCGATCACCCTTTGATTGCAGGGTCAGGAATTGGGTTGTCTCCGAGCGGTGATATTGGGCAGGACGTAACAATATCTGCACAGGTGCAAGCAGTCCTCAATCAGATTTCAAACACTCACGGCACCGTGCTTTTCCGTGGTGCGACCGATTGGCAGGCCCTTGCTCCTGGCACGAGTGGACAGTTTTTCAAGACTAACGGGGCTGCGGCTGATCCTGAATGGGCCGCAGCAGGAGGTGGGGGCGCAGGCGCACTATCCTTAATCAGCACAGTGACCACATCAGCTTCACAGGCAACAGTTACGTTTTCCAGTATTCCGGGAACATTCAAAGATTTGATATTGGTTGTGAACGCGAGAGGAACCGCATCTACGACAGCGG